AACCGACTTTTCAGTGTTGTCAACGCCTTTCTTCGTCTCCTTCGGCACCCCGAAAAGAGCTTGCGAAAAGGCCGCGATTGCACTCATCACATTGGCAAAGGCTTGAGCCATGCGTGTGAGCGCGGGCAGGATAGCGTTGTAGATGGGCAGGAACGCCTGACCGAGTGATAATTGGATATTTTTCAGTTGAGCCACGAACTGTGACTGACGTGAGGCGGTGTTGTCTGCGATTTCGTCGCCGTATTTTTTCGTCGCCTGCTCCAAAATGGCGAAAAGTCGGATTTGTGACTGCGTCTGGAAGTCTAGTTGTTGCCATGAGCGGCTTCCAGCAAACTTTTTGAAGGCGTCGGTACTCTCAATCATGGCAATATTAACATTTATTCCCAAATCTTCCACACTTTCGGTATTTCCGAGCAAGCCTGAACGGATTCTGTCCATGGTGTCTTCCATACTTCGACCCGTTGCCGAGGCCACGACCGCGGAAGCCTTGAGAAGTGCCTGAGTCTGCGTCGCGATCTGGTTGGTGTCGGACATAAACGAGCTTAAAAGGTTGGAGTAGACGCTTGCGAACTTGGTCGCCTCTGCCCTGCCCATCCCCATGGATGCGGAAGTCTGGTCAATCCAACTCTGAAACGCCGCTCCTGTCTCTCCCATCGTGCGTTGAATCTGCATCATCGACGCCTCAAAGCCAATGGCAGTTTTGACTGCGTCTTTGACGATGGTTCCGAGTCCGATCGTGGCGATTGCCGCTCCAATGGCCGTCATCGCTTTGGTGGCGGTGGCCTTGAATCCGTCTAGGTCTTTGTTGACTTTTTTAAGTGACTTTGTGAGGCTTGAAAAGTCCGCGCCACCACGGACGAGAAGGTTCTTTGTGACCATGTTTCACCCCCTAGTATACGTCCCCGCCCATTTGGGCATTGAGGGCTTTGATTTTCTGTAGCATCTCCTCAGGAGACTGCTCCTTTGGTTTCTGAATGAGCATGCTTTGGAGCTTGGGCATCTTTTTCACCCTGTGGAGGTAGGCCGTGAGGTACGATTGAGTCACCATCATGTCGTGATGCTTCTTTTCGTTTTCAACGTACGCCTCGACCAATACCGAAAACTCAAACACGGTGTAAGTTGCCAAAACTCTAATATCGATAAGCCAATCTGGGCAGCAGTCCGAAGTGCATTTTCTAACTCGAACTCGCTACCCTCTGTGCGTTTTTTTCCTTTTTGCCGAATGCTGATTCAAATGCCTTGCCCATCGTTTCGAGTGCCGTCTGGATGTCGGAGTGTTCGTCTATAAGCTCCATGACTCTGTCAGGAGTCAAAGATGAGTCCTCATGCACGAGACCAGCCCAGATGATGACCGCTTGCTCCTCCATGGTCAAGTTCTCCATGTCGATTTTGGCGAGGTTCTTGCCCAAAATTTTCTCAAACTGTGAGATGGCTTTCATGCCGTATCTTAGGTTGCGTATCTTGTCCAATTCGATAGGTGTGTACATAGTCCCTCCATTATTCAATTTTGATTTTGCCGCTCATGAGATCAGGGAGCAGAGCGTCTCTAAGCTCGATGAGGTACCTGTTTTCCTCGTTATTTAAGAACATGACGTGCTGTTTCCACATCTGGAAAATGGACAATAGAATGGTGGAAATGTTGTCTTTTGAGTTGTTTTCAAATTTCACTTCATTTTTGTTTTTGGACATCGAGATGAAGTTTTCTTTGATGATTTCGCAACCTGTGAACTTTAAGTGCTTGTTCATGACCTCGTTGATTTCTTCCGATTTCTTAAATGACTCATAAACATCATAAAGTCCGATTGCCTTGGCGACCGTTTCGTTTATGGTGAGTTTTAGTCCGTTCTTTTCAGTGATCACTCGGTTCAGGTCGTTGATGATCTGGCTGTATTCTCGATGCTTGACATCCTCGTGTGGGTTCTCAACGTATCGGGATGGGGTCAAATTATAGTTTTCATTGACAACATCCTCGATTGTTACGGCTTTTGACAAGCCTGCAATATCTGTTTTTTTTTCGACGATCTCCATGACTTGGTCAATCTGTTCATCGCTGAAAGTCTTGACATTCTTGACATAGGTTCTGTTTTCATGCGACGCCCCGCCGAACTGACCGTTCTGCTCTCTGACCTCAACCGTGAAGGTCTCCCTCATATCGATCATTCTGATGAAAGTGTCGGTTTTCTTTTTGTTGAAAACCATGATACAAACTGGGATTGAGGTGGCCTCGAACATTTTGTCAGGGCAAGCAATAACCGTTTCGATTAGGTTCTTCTCGACAAGGTAACGTCTGATTTCCTTCTCGCTTTTGTTCTCAGTCGATAAAACCCCATTGGGCAAGATCATCGCCGTCTTAACCGTTTCATCCATCGCCGTCAAAATAAAAGCGTAGTTTGAATTGTTTTCAGGTGGCATCTCGCATTCGCTGAACCTTGACTGCATCTGTGCAAATGGTGGATGAACCCATTTCATGTTGTAGGGTGGGTTGCTGATGCAGTTCATGCCGCCACCTCTACTTTTCCGTACTTGTCAGACCTTATAATTTTGTATTTGGCAAAAATTTCATCTTGCAGGACATCACAGTGAATGACCTCTGCCTCGATGTTCCTGACGGCTAGATTAAAAATTAATAAAGGGATGACGTTCTCATCAAATTCCTTGCAGATGAATTTCAAGTTGTTGTTGAGGTTCCAATTTTGAATCGTCAATGCTCCACTTCCTGCACAAAGGTCAAGAATGACTGATTCATCATTGGTTTGAGTCAGTCTGCCGATTAACTTTGCAAGTGAAATAGGAGTGTAATCCTGCATTTTTTCTTTTCGGTCAGCTTCGTAGTATTGGAATATCTTTTGGAGCCAATCAATTGAAAGGTCTTGCACAAGCTCAACAAACTTGTCGTAATACTCGATTTTATTGTTTAGAGTGATTTCCCTTAACTTTTCTTTCAGATCAGAGATGTCGTTGATTTCAAACGTTTCCTTTGATTTCGCCACGAGTTCTCTTAGCTCCATAAGTCACCCTTCTGATTAAAAATAAAAGCCAGAGTTGCCTCTGGCTCGTTGATGTTACGGATTAACTAGTTTTCACTACAATGATTTCCGTAGTTTTTGACGTCTTGCCTGCTTCAAACGCGACAATGGTCAACTTTTTGCCCACGTTGAGGGTCAAGCTGATTGAGTTGGACGCAACCGCTGTGGTGAGGTTTTGCGAAAACACCCCGTCCACATAAAGTTGAATCGTGTGCGATGCCGCAGTTGCGGTGACCGTGACGGATGTCGCCGAGACGCCCCCGTAGGTGTAGTAGAACACGGATGCTGAGAACGTCGGCGACAATGACCCGCCCGTGCCTGTGAGCGAGAGAGCGGAGAGACCTGCGGAAGCCGTTAACCCGAGGGAAGGTTTTCCTGTGACCTTGATCGTCGCCTCGAATGTGGCCGCCTCTTCCATTTCTGCGTTGGTCGTGGCTTGCGTCACGATGCCGCTAAACGTCCACTCCGCTCCCAAAGTCGAAGGGAAGAGGATAGAAAAAGCTGTCACCGCCCCAGAGTTGAAAAGTGTGTAGATTTGGTTCTGGCCGTTGGTGTCGCTTGGCTCAAAGAACCCCGAGATGGAGACTTCGCCACCGTCCCTCATGCCCTGAATGAACTCGCGATAGTTGTCAGCAGATTCAAGAGTCGTGACGTCGATGGTGTCTGCCGTCAGGTCGATGCCCGAGATGGACGTCAGCCCTGCGATAAAGTTGGCACCGATTTTGAGACGGGTACCCATTGCGTGTTTCGCCATTTTATAACCTCCTAAAAGTAAAATTCATATTGGACGACGCACCGATATAACTTCGGTTCATCGTCATAAAGCTCCACAGGCTCCTGATAGGTCACGTTTTGGATGAAAGGCCCACCTGTGCCGATGACTCTGCTCTGAAACGTGAGAATCTTCGCCATCACGAGCTTGGTGAGGGATTTCAGACCCTCCGTTGAGACGTAAGCCACATAGGGAGCCGCGAGGAGAGATTGATTTTGACTCCGTGCGAGTAAGGGAAAAACTTTAGAGGCGAGTCCAGATACTGAACTCACCTCGTTACGTAAGGCTTCTTCAAATGTCATGGACTCACCTCAGTGCCTTATCAATGGATTTCCACATCGAGTCGATAATCGTTTTCTCGATTTTGGCTTGGTTGTCTTTGAGGGCGTCTCGCATAAAATAACGCCCAGTTTTGTACTCGCCACCGCGAGTGATAAAGCCGTATTCCTGTGCCGCAGGGTAGTAGCTCCGCTTGCCGTCTTTGGAGACTTTCACGAAAATGTCATTCATGTTCGAGTCCATCGTCACCTGATACACCGCTTTGCCCCGTCGGCCACGTTCCTTTTTCATGATGATGCCTCTTTTGAGGTTCCCCGTGTCTTCAGGAGCTTTAGATATGGCGGCATCATAGGCGATGGTCATGCCTTTTCGTGCGGCAGGAGTCACACCAGGAGCTTTGCCGAGTTCTTTGATGGATTTCCGTAGCTCATCGAGTCCTCGAATTTCTACGTAAGCTTTTCTAGCCATGTCATCACCCCATTGGATGCCGTGAGCAGATCAGCTCAACGATTTCATCATTTTTGGAGTAGGTTCGGACAATAAAATAGAGTTGCGAGTTGTACTCAAGCCGCGTCTCGTTGTCGTAGTCGATTGAGCGGACCACAAACATGACCTCAGGACGTATCCCCTGAGCGTGAGCTTGGTAAAACTCACTTTGTCGGATGGATTTTTTGTTCGCGAACACAGTTCTCTTAGCAGGAGTGCCGTCTACGTACTCGCCGAACGAGTTCTGAGTCTGTGTGGTCGTGATCAGGTCTACAACGTCTCGCCAAAGCATCAGCTCACCACCATCGCCACGTTGACGGTTGCATCCACAGACACATCAACCTCACCGTTGACCGTGGTGTAGGTTTCTTTGCTGACGACATACTTCTGGTTTTGGTTAGGTTGCACCCCGAGGAACACAGCCTGCCCAGATGAGTTGGTGATTTGCTTCTGCCCCTGAAACTCCACAGTTGCATCAGCCAAAGCCCCGGAGGACGTCACCGAAAAGGTGATGGTGTAGCCGTTGTACTTTCGCACCAGAGCGAGAGCTGACTTTTGAGACTCGTAACTTGTCATCAGCTTCTCTGCATCAGGGTTGTCCCAGCCAAACTGAGCTTTGACGTAGGTAATAATGGCGTTCCTCACCAACGGGTCAGTGTCCACAACCTTTTCAGGGACAATGGAAAATATT